AATACGTATTCATAAAATAAATGTTCATGTTCAAATGGATCAAATTTCATTATGCTTTTTTACCGGTTTCTTTTAAAAAATTATCATAAGCGTGATGTTTAAAAGGACCATTTTGATTTACGTAATGTAAAAACACTTGAGCCATACCTTCACCCTCATAGATACCTGGACGCCAATGTTCTTGATCACAGCCGGCATATAACACAGCATCGCCTTCTTCTAATTCAAAAGATGTACCTTCGACAAAAATTGGCCAGTTATCATATTTTTTTATACAGGCAGTAATAGATACTTCACACGCTGGCCTATCTCTATGTTTTTTTAAAGATCCACCAAAAACATAGTATCTCCAATATGCATAAGTAGGAAATAGTTTTAAATTAGATTCTAATTCAACAATTGGTAATTTAACATCTAATATAGAATTCATTAAAGGATCATTATACCATGCAGGTGAAAAAGATTGTCCATCTATCGTGTAATCTTTGTTTTGATCTAATCTATTGTAACAATACTTTTGATAAACATTTAATTCATTTTTATCAAAAAAATTTTTTATTAACTTATAATTTACTGCAGCCATGCAACTATACTATATCTTGTTCCTTTTGTGATTGGTTGTATACCGTGAGGATACATAAAATTACTTGGAAAAAATACTATAGAACCCTTACCAAGTTTTAATCTTTTTATTTCTTTTTCTTTTTGATCCGTAAAAATTAAATCCCCTCCTTCATAGTCATCATTTAAATTTATTATAATACTTAAATGCCTTGGGCTAGATGTAAAATGATCTGTATGTATTTCATATTTACCTTCAATTGAATATTTTAAAAGATCAATTTGATTTATTTTTACACTTTGCATTTGTGGAAATTTTATTTTGTAATGAAAGTAGTGTTTTTCTATTTCAGATTTTATAAAGTTCCAATAAAATAGGTTAGTAGGAGTTTTAAAATCTAAGTGATATCCGTTTACATCTCTTACGTCTCTATTTAATCCCTGTTTAATTTGTAATTTTTCTTTTGATTTTTTATCAATTAACGAAATCATTTTTTCTATAAATCTTAAATTTATTATATTTTTTAATTCAACGATTGCTTCTATATGATTCATTATTGTGTTCTACCTTGTCTATTATATTTTTTAAAATCACGTTTTTCATTTTTATTTTTTCTTTTTTTATGAATACCCGGACGTTTTTTAGGTTTTGGTCTAGGAGTAAAATGTTTAAATGTTCTTTTTGCCATTGTTTACGTTCCTGCATTCAATTGACTCATCAATTAGCCAAGTTACTAATACGTCTCTGTCTTTATTAGAATTATTATTCATATAATGTTCATAACAAAGATGTGGTAAAAAAGCTGTTAATTTACCTTTTGTGGATTTAATTGCTTTGTTATGTCTTGGAAAAATTAAATCTGCATTATCATTAGTTGTCAAATTTATAACCAAAGCTAAAATTCTTAAATTAAAAACTCCGTCTCTTACATCTGTAAAAACTCCATCAGCATGAGCATAAAGCTGATCTCCTTTTTTGTATCTATGAAAAGCATAACCAGTGTCTTTCATTTTAGTATTACCTAAATTAAAACTATAGACTAATCTTTTATTTACGAAAAGATTAATTCTATCAAATATTTTTTTATCTAAATCTTTTAATTCTTCGTGATCTCCAATATTAACGGTATTTCCCCGTCGATTATATTCTATACCTAATTTATTTTCATCTATGTGAGAACTACATTCTTTAATTATTTGATCACAAGATTTTTCATCTAAAAAATTATCTATTTCTATAAACATTTCTAACCATTTTTATAATGATTCTTTATAAAATTTCTATCTGATTCTGATAGAGACATGTATCTTATTCTACCATTGATGTGTTGCTTAGTATCATGACCACAGTTTGTACATCTATAATACTCTTGAACAATTGCAACTAAGATAGCTTCTTCTTCACACTCTTCACAGTGCCCATGCACTGTATCTATTTTTTGAAATAATTTTATTGTTTTTTTGTCTATTGTCATGGTGTATATAAGTAGTCTATCTCACTGTTTTGTAAAGTCAACAACGCGTCATCAAATGATTCTACTATTGGAAAACCTTTTAAATTAAAAGATGTATTTAATAGTATAGGAACACCTGTTTTATCATAAAATAATTTAATAAGATCATAATAATTAGGATTTTGTTCTCTTTTCAATGTTTGAAATCTACAAGTATTATCCGCATGCACGCACGCTGGAACTTCATCTATTGCTTTTTGTTTTGCATCTATTGCAAAAGACATGTGTGGTGATTCATCTAAAGTATGCATATTTAAATAATCGTTTCGATATTCATATAATATTGTAGCTGCTGTTGGTCTCCACCATTGCCTTCCTTTTATTTTATTTATTATTTCCTTTGCGTTTTTATTACGAGGATCAAATAACATAGAACGATTACCTAAAGCACGTGCCCCCCATTCAGAGTGTCCTTGAAATATGACGACCACTTGTTGATCTAATATTTTTTCCAATGCTTCTTTTTTATTCTTAATAATTTTCATAATAATATGCAGCACCAACCGCAGTCCCTCCATCATAGGGTATTGGGTCCACAAAAAAGTTTAATTTTGGAAAATGTTTTACTATTTTAAAATTATTAGCACAATTCAAATGATATCCTCCTGATAAAATAATGTTACTACAATTACTATAAGATAAAGCTTTTTCAATTAATTGTATTCTTTCTTGTAAAGTTTTTTCTTGTGCTTCATAAGCTATTTCTAAAACTTTTTTATTCAAATTAGTTTGTTTATCTTTATAAGCAGCAATTCCCATAAGTTGTCCTTCTTCATGTTCTTTAAAACCTGCTGCCGTTTTGTATAGCATATATTTATATCCGCCTATTGGTTGATTAGTTAACTTTAAATCAAAATTAAATTTTTTATCTTTAATATTTTTTTCTCTAACAGTCTCCCAATCTTGAAAATACTGTGAACGCTGATTGCTTGCTTGTTGATAATATTTAATTATTTCTTTATCATTAATTTTAAAAATAGATTCCATTACTTCAAATGTTTCATGCTCTATTAATTCACCTCCTCCGTCTGTTATGATAGCTGTCGCCTCTTTAAACTCACTAAAATAATATCCACAAGTAGCATGACATAAATGATGATTTTTAAAATAAAATTTTACATCATTATATTTTATTTGTTTTAAAATATTATCTATATATGCTTTTTCTATTAAAATATTTCCTCTATCATGAGAAATAAACACAACTGCATCAAAAATAATTTTGTTAAATTTTTCCAATACCTTATATTTATATTCTCCTTGATAAAAAGGATCTACAGGTTTAAAATGTTTTATTTTATTGAATCTAGCTTCTTCGTAATATTCTTTTAAAACACCATTTTCAAAAAAAGCAAACGAACAGTCGTGCGAAATATTTACACCTAATGTCTTTCTCATTTATCTTTCTATTATACTAAATCTTTTGCTTTCGTTAGAACTGGTTTATATTTTGTTTTACCCTCTGATTTATACGCCCACAAATAAGATGCTCTCGGTGTTCCATCAATCCAACTCGCATGAATCCACCCTGAGTTAGGCTCACCTGGAGTATAAAATTCAAGAATTAATTGATCTGGCTGAAGATTAGATTTAATCCAATCAAAGAGTTCTGCGTTGTCTGTACCTACAACCTCAAAATCCGCTGCTTCTGCTTTCGCATGCTGGCTGTTAACTGAGCTGCCTATAGCAACACATAATTCCGGAGACCTGAAGCCTGATGTAACTTTCACTCTACCAAAGTGATCACGTACCGGTTGCAAAATATTTTCACAAAGTAATTTTAATTTTTCTATTTGACCTGCACTAGGATTATTGTTGATACCTTTTCTAATAGCGGTATCAGATTTAGTTAGCTCTTGAAGAGTAAAGTTACGACTGAGATTCATTATTGTGCTAAAGGATTGTCACTCTTCGCTTTTAATTCGTCTATTTGATTTTGTAATAATTGTATTTGTTTTTCGTTAACTAAAGTTTTTGTGTGTGAATGCTCTGTGTCGTGTTCGTGTTTACCGACTTCGTGACTGTGTTTTGGCATGTCATGACTGTGTGATAGATCTTGGTTTTCTAAAGCATTAACTTTTTCTTCTAGTACAGCTATCTCTGGTGACCAATCTTTACCACCTGTAGCTGATTCTAATGCATCTAGTTTAGTTATGATCTCACCATACTTTACAAAGCCACCACCGATTGCTGCAATGACACCAAGTAAAGCTGCGACTCCTGCCAATTGATTTTTAATTTTATCCATTTTGTAAAACCTGTAACTCTTTTATCAATTTTTGTCGTTCTTGTAAAATGCTATTAAGTCGTTGATTTTTCTTAGTTATTGGATCATTTTGTTTGTATTCTACCAAATCAACTTTGTAAATTGTACGATCATCCTGAATTTTTATTTGGTCTTCGTATATAATTTTTGGCTCATAAAAAGGAATATTGTATGCGTCCAGAAGATTACCTGAAGACATTACTTTTAGCTTCACTAAGTTTTTCAGCTGTAAGTTTTTATCTATATCTTTAATTTTTTCATCGATCTTTTCTAAAACAGTTTCAAGTCCAACTGTTTTTGTCTCTTTCGATCGTACAGTTTCTTTTTGTTCTTGATTATCCGATTCCTCAGCATCGGTAGATTCAGTAGTATCGCTATTGGATTCCTCTTCGCTAATTTCTTCTTCCTCATTTTGTTCCTGCTCCTCTTTAAATCCTTCTTCTAACAACTGTGATGTTGTTTTCTCTTCTTCAGGTTGCTCTTCTGGCATCTCTGTTACTTCCATGGGTCTTGGTTCTTCTTCCTTTTTATCATCCTCTTCGATAAATTCCATAACCATTTCCATTACAGGTTCTTCTTCTTTTTGTTCTTCTGGTACATCCATAACCATAGGTTCGCTAAAATTTGCTTCCTCTTTAACTTCAGGTTCTTCCAACTTAATCTCTTCTTCCATTTTAAATTCTTCTTCGATTGCAAAACTTGGTTCAGGTAATGCAACAAAGTTGTCTTCAATCTTTGTATCTTCAAATTTAATATTGTCTTCAGGTTTAAAATCATCAAACAATTCTATGATTTCATTTTCTAAACTTGTGTCTAATCGAACTGGATCGGATTCATAGGTAACTGTGAGGCTGGGTTCTTTGAGATCGACGCCATAATGACCCGTAGCATTGCTAGTATCTGAGAAATCGTACCGTACATTGATGTTATAATCGGTTTGATTATTTCTAGATATAGAAAGACTGTCAGACCCAGTGTTGAAAGAACCGCAGTTAATATAGCCACAGCCAGTAGAATTATAAGTTCGTGTTTGTGTTGTTGTTTCACCGTTAGAGTCTATAATAGTTACGGTTGATTGTACAGTTGAATTAAAATTATTCCAATGCCAATACCTGAAACTATGATTAGTAGTAAATCCATCGTTTATTTGCTCTTGTGTAAGGTTTGCATCATTTCTTAAACTTATGTCGTCTGAAGTGATATATTCATCATTGTGAGCAGCAATAACATTAGACCCGTGGCGACCATCAGCGGTCCCAGACCAGGATCCGTTATCAAAGTTTTGATCCAGTAAATTACCTGTTGTAACTTCTTCAGCATTAGTTGTGTTGAATAGTATTAGGCTTAGACTTAGGTAGAATAATAACTTCTTCATCAGCTTCCTCTTTGATCTTTAGATTTTTAATATATTGTTCGTGATCTGGTCTAAGTTTGTCATACTTTTGCCATGCAAGTTTTGCTTGTTTACCTATCTTACCTTCAAATGGACATGGTGTGCCCGCTTGTTCCATAGCTTCAAATACTCTTTCATCTTGACATAGTATAGCTACAGCTGCAACTTTCATACCAAGAGAGTTTAGTTCTCTCGATAGTTTTATTCTTTCACAATTTTTATCTCTGAAAGATTTACCACCTGATACACCTAAACCAAAAGTTTGAATACCTGCACTTGCTCCAGCAAGACAGACATCAGATCCTGCGTTAGTCACCGATGGTGCTGATGCTGTTGGTGGTGCTGATCTAATATTTGATGAAGAATTATTTGTAGTAGTGGTATTGTTTGAGCTACCGCTTTGATAAGTATTTGTAGCTGAACTTGTGTACCCACCTGTAATTGATGTGTTTGATCCGGAAGTATTATTTTGTGTAGTATCAGGATATGCAGGACCTATGAATGCCAATAGACATATCAATATTATCAACAAACCTGTAAAATAATAATTCATCTTGGCTATCTCCATTATACAAACCAACCTTTAATTTTTTTCCATAATTTTTTAAACATGCTTTCACCCATGTGATCTTCATAGTTCTTTACTTCTATGTGGTTACAAACATAACAATCACATGAAGCACATTGTGTTGTGCTCACGTAAAAACCTTGTCCTTTACAGTGGCATCTGTGACCACAATCAATACAAAATATTTTCATTTTTTTTCCTCAATATCATAAAACATTTTATCAGAATCTTCTGTTACCCAGTCACCGCCTTCTGCGTCCCAGTACGTAGTTTGTACTTTGTAATCAGGCCATTCGTTTTCTGTTGTGTAACTATTAATGTGCCAAATGATTCTGTTGTTTGGCTGTGCAGCAAAGTTGCCGTTTTCTAATTGCATTATGTGAGCACACTTGTGCTCTTGCGGAATTTCAGAATGTTCCGTATCTAGTATATTAGTGTCTGGATGCGCCCAGTCAATAGTAAATAAGTATTGACCCTTATAAAATTTTTTATCTCTACCTAGATATTTTCCGTTTACACCATCCAGCCAATCAAAGCAATGAACACTAGGCCAATAACTAAAACTGTTCCACAATTGTAACTCGTCCGTCTGCATATCCGGCACATCGGCTCGGTCATACTGTTTTTGGAAAAACGCTGAGATATTAAGTAAGACATAATAAATCATTTTATTTCACCCCAATTAGGGCCAGATTCATAGTCTACCTTGTTTGGTACTTCTAAGTCAACTGCATTTTCCATCACATCTTTTATTCTTTTAGCTTGTTCTTCTGACTCAATAGAAAAATCTAATTCATCATGTATTTGTATATGTGCTACTAAACCTTCTTTATATAATTCTACCATAGCTTTCTTTGTCATATCAGCTGCACTACCTTGAATTAATTTATTTAATGCTTTGTATGTAAAAGCTCTACGTGTAGAATTTTGATGCCAATAGTTTCGTTTAGGTTTACCATCTTTGTCTTTTACAATATTACCTTCAAAGTCTTTTAGATGTGGACCCATCTCTTGTAGTTCTAACATACGTTCATGATCTTCAGGTGGTACGTATGTTCCCCAATCCGCTCCTCGTAATACTGGTTCGTATTTAGGAAACCTACATCTTCTACCAAGTAGAGTTTTGATTTGTCCTCTAGACTCTGCAGCTTTCATAACTTTATTCATTAACTGTTTAACAAAAGGTGCCTCGCTATGATACTTTGTAAATAATTCTTCTGATTTTTCTTTTGACACTCCAAGTTCTCCTTGTAGTTTTGCTTTACCCATACCATAAAACAAACCTAAGTTAATTGTCTTAGCTTGCGATCTTGGAATCTTAGCCATCTCTGCAACAATCTTGTGAAAGTCTGTCGATGGATCGTTTTCGTATGAGTCTGCAATTTGATTTACAGATGGTAAAGAAAATTTTAAAGCATAGTGTGCAACAAGTCTTGGTTCCTGTTGCGAGTAATCAAATGTACCCCATTTCATACCTTCTTCTGGTATAAATAAACTTCTAAGTAAAGGCCCTGTTTCCGGATCCCTGGCTGGTATCTGCTGTAGGTTTGGATTAGAATAACTAAAGCGACCTGTAACCGTGCCACCATCATCAGATCGTATTTGATTTATGTCTGCATGAATTCTACCTTTGTGTTCATGTTTTAAAATGGTATCTATAAATGTAGTTCTAACCTTGTTTATTTTTCTTGCTTCTGCTATCATGTTAACTACAGGATTAGCATGATTAGAAATAAAATTTTTAGTAAATGAAGGAGAGTTTGTCTTTTCAGTTCGGGTATAAGGTAGCTTCAGTTTATCAAAAACTTTGGCAATGCTTGCTGCAGCCCATATCTGAGTATCTACTCCTGTTTCTATTTTCACTTGTTGTAATAGGTTTTCTTCTTTTACTGCCAGTGCTGTTTTCAATTGATTGGCTTTCTCGATATCTACCCGAACACCTAGGTGGCGCATATCGACTAAACAAGGAAACAGATCAGTCTCAAGATTAAATATATCCTGTAAGTTATCTTCTACAATTATTTTTTTTAATTTGTGCCAAAGTTTTAAAGTTAGTTCAGCATCTTTCTCAGCATAGCCACCAACTTCCATTGCAGGCATTCTCCACATATCAGCTTTAGGATCCAACCCTCTTTCTTTTGCTGCTTGATTTAATCTTGCTTCACTCTTTCCTTCACCAAGGTGATGCCAAGACAAAGTATTTAATGTGTATGAGAATCTATTTTCATCAATTAATGATGATGCAATCATAGTATCTATAATTAAACCATTGATTTTTATACCTAAATTACGTATCCAACATACGTCGTACATTGCATTGTGAAAGATTTTTGTAGCTGGTGATTCACAGATATCTTTAAACCATTCAATAGTTTTCTTTCTATCCATGTTAGGTCCTTGTTCATGTGCAATAGGAAAATAATTTTTATAACCATCTACTGCTACAGCAAAACCTACAATCTCACCATTACCTGATATCGCTCCAGAGCCTGTTGATTTTAAATCTGGATCTCTTGTCTCTAAGTCAATTGCAATTTCATCAGCTGATCTTAGATCGGGATATTCTTTTGGAAAAATCCATTCTGTTTGTGGAACAATCACTTTTTCTTTTCCATATCTTTCAGTTTCTTCTTTTCTAATTCACAGTAATGAATTATTTTTTCTAAATCTTCTATGCCGTTTTTATTTTTATAACGACACACATACTTTATAACGTTTCCCTGAAAAAAGGAAAGGTCATTCTTAGAAATAAATTCATATGGTTGAATGTGAAACGATTTATAATGAGATCCTCCGATTTGTTTATCTTGTGGAAATACATCTTTAAATATACTTTTATCTGTCATGTTATTGGGTAGGCCTTTCTTGTTTTGTTTGCTAGTTTAAATGTATAGAGATTGTTTCTTGCACGTGTATAGGCAACATACCAAACTCTATGTTCTTCATCTGCTTTATCATCGCTTCGATTCATCGATTTAATTATCTTGTCACCAAGATCTGTACAGAGAATTAAATTATCTTGTTCACCACCTTTAATAGCGTGGATAGTAGAAACCCATATTCTTGCTTTTGATTCTAAATCTTCTTTGTTTTCAAATAAACGTACTAAATATTCTTTCTCTTCTTCTTCATCTTTATCTGTTAAAGCAAATGCACTAAACCAGTTTTCTTTTTTATTCCATTTTACATTTCCTATGTAACCTTTAATATCGTTTGTCTCTTCTTCTGTCAGTTCTTCTCCTTTACGCCAACGTTCATAATTTTTTACTGCTTTATATAAAGAAACTGTAATACTTTTTCCTTTATTTCTTTCAAAATATAAACCTTTTTCTTTTAAAATATCTTCTATCTTTAATAGTTTTGATACAGTTCTTGCAAGAATTAACCATTTACCTTTTGTTAAATCTATTTCGTTTAGGTTATATATTTCTTCACAAAGACCTTCGTAGTCTCGTGGATAATATTTTTTATTTTTCTTAACTCCAGATATGTTTCCAATAGCTATCTTAGATTGTTCTTGTACAGTTCTAGATATTCTTTTTGAGTAGATTAAAACTTTTTCTTTTGCAGGCTCTTTTATAAATCTATTTACATCTGCTCCAGCCCATGCAAAGATCGCCTGGTCATCGTCACCTGCAAGATACATGTCTTTCGTTTTAGTTTTTAAAATATCAAATAGTTTCCACTGCAATGGTGATAGGTCTTGAGCTTCATCTATAAATATAACATCAAACTCTGGTATTTTTTCTGGTTTGTTTATTAACATGTATATCATGTCGTTGAATTCAAATTTTTCTTTCTTGTCTTTGTAATTAATTAAATTTTTATTTATATGGTTTAGTGTCGTCCAATTTATATGTTTTGGATCATGCTCTTCTAAATTAAATTCTTCTTTAAGATCTATACATTTATTAAATGCTCTTTGTATAATTTGAAAGTATGGGTTTTCAAAACCTAAATAAAACGATTCATCTTTATTATATCTGTCATAAAATTTTATTTGTAGATTTAAACTTTTACCTAATTCTTCATAGTGATATGGCTGCATTATATCTTCTTTGTTCATCGCTAAACATTCAAATGCAAGTGAGTGAAGTGTTCTAAAATAAGTTAGTTTTTTATCCTCAAAAGGCATTCTATTTTTTGCCTCATCTGCAGCCTTCTTAGTAAATGCAAAGTATCCTATTCTATTCAAAGGTAGCTTATATTTTCTAACATATGCTCTTGCTCTACTAATTAATCTATATGTCTTGCCTGTTCCAGGTGGACCATAATATTTATATAACATCTTCGTCGCTCTCTACTGGAATTGTTTCTTCTACCTCTTCTGGTTTTTCAAAAAGAAATAAAGGAATTCTAGCCACTCTTATTGCTTTAAATGGATCACCATTATCGTCTTTACCCGGATATCTTTTTTGACGACCAAACAATACTCTTCTCTCTTCATCTTTATCCTCATGATTATATAATTGTCTTTCAATCATATAAGATGTTTTCTGTGGTTCATATTTCCATTCTTCATTTTTTAATTTGTCATAGAATTTATCAAACACAAACCATGCAAATTTATCGTCAACCAAAGGTCTACCACTTGAAAATGACATAAAGCTTGTTGCCTGAGCCCCGTATATATGTTTCTCCAATAATTTTTGTAATATTTCTAAAGGACTTGTACCTGCTGCAGGTTCTATTATTTCTATTTTATCTTTTGTACTTATTGATTTTAAAATTAAATCAAACTGTTCTTGTTTTATTGGTGGTGCTACAATCAAAGCTTGTTCAAATAATACTGTTTTAAACTCATGCACTTGAGTTAGTTTGTATGTATTCTTTAAATGTAATTGTATAGTTTCTCCTTCGTCAGGATGTTCTACTGTAATTCTCCATTCCGGATTTGGTTGTAGATTTATTTTTTGTAAATTATTTAACGTTGGATAATTTTCTTTTTCGCCAGATAAAACACCATACTTTCTTTTTACACACAAAGCTTTCATACAGTGTGGTTCTAGTAATGGATCACTGCAAGTAAAACCCTTCTTTTGTTTTTCCCATCCACTTATTTTACTTTTAATGTGATCATCAGTCCAATTGTGATCTAAAGAAAAATACTTTCTACCTGCTTCTACTATCATTTTTTTCCAAGTATCATCACCTGGATATTTTTTCTTAGCAAATACCATGTAATTATATAAAAATCTATCTCGACCATCTGTAAACTTCATTTGTTCTTTAGTTAATTTTTGTAAACATGGTGGACCATCTTCAAATTCTTCACCACCACCTTTTAGTTCTGCATAAATTAAATCTTCTTTTATTTTTTTAAATTGACTTGGATCTACAGTATTTAACATTATTGTTTTTACAAATCTTTCAAAAGGCATTGTTGTTCCATCAACATCTAATGCTTTTCGATCGTCACCATTGTAAGGTAAATTAATAAAGTTACCATTTGATACTGTACCATCACTTGATACAAGTTGTGTTTGCTTTGGAAATATTTCTGTTGATGCCGGTAATTTAAAAACAAATAATAAGTCTTCTAAAAAACTTCTAATCTGTTTTGCCTTAACCCACCTAGTGGTGAATACATATAAATGTAATCCACCACTTTTGGATAGGACAGGTATAATTGGCAGGTCTTTATCCTGGATGACATCAAGATAAAACTTTTTATCAATAGGATATTTATCTACATCTATTGCACCAAACCTTGCCATACCATCGTCAGTACAAGGTTGTATGCCTATTGATTTAATTCCTTTTATGTGGTTTTCGTAGTCTTGATCAGTGACGGGACTCTTAGCCCATTCATGTTTCCACTTCTTTTTGCCTGTTACTTCGTCGATGTATCCATCATCAACTTTACAGACACCATAACTTCTTTGTAATCCTGTAAAATATTCTATGTACTCTTTCATGTGTCATCCTGTTGTTTAAGAACGGCCCCAGTCTCCCGTTGCCGTTCTCTGTAGCTACCATTGTTTCGTCAAACAATTAGATAATTTCTTCTTGTTTAGTTTCACTACCTTTATCATACTCAGGTTTTGTAGAACCTGATGATACTTGCTTATGAAACTCCTGACCCATCATGTAGATTGCAGCGTCTTTCTCGTTAGAGACATCTAGCATTCTAACCATAGATGGTTTGTAAACATGCCAAGTTTTATCTCCAGCACTTTTTTCTGCAGTTTGTAACTTAAACATTGCAGAGTATGCTGCCGGTTGAAAAGAACCTTTATCATCTGTAATTCTAAGATTAGAAATAAGATCATTTAGTTTTCTCGCCGGTGTAAGATTAGATGATCTCATTGTGATCACCGCTTTTCTTGGCGTACCATCTACCATTACAATTACAAAGAAGTACATAGTTTTCTCAATATAGTTACCATTTTGTAATCTATATTTAATACCACGCATTTCTTCTTTTGCATTAGCAGGTGGAGTTAAATGTGTTCCAACAGGTGCTGATGGACTATCTCCCATCTCTTGCCACTCTGGCCATCTAGTCTGTGTATGTGCTACAATGACTTCGATACCTTTGTCGCCGTCCATAGGTTGTCCAAAACTATTGGAATATATCATACCAGGTTCAGCTCCTTCTACATGCTTTGCACTTCTAGAGTTACACTCTGGTGATAGTTGATGTAAGATTTTCAGAATCGGTGTTGATACGTCATCTGATTTGATTTCCTCTGCACCTTTACCAGAATCGGCTCTAAGGTTTACAGCGGCTAGTGCACCTGCACTATTCTTTTTTACGACTTGTTTGTCCATACTATTTACTCCTTTATTAGTTTAGTATTTTAGTTGTTTATTTTTTATTAGTTACACTAGTTCTTTTACCTTCTAGTGTATTAAACAGATCAGCAGGAACTTCTTTGCCGTTTGCTTTCCATTCCTTCATCACTGCTGAGAGTCGAGCGTGGTGAACCTTCTCTTGTTGAGTTGGCTCATAGCCACGCTCCCTCGCAAGGCTAGCGTATTCGACAGCCTTGTTATCTTCGCCTTGGCCAAATGTTACTGTAATATTATTATCTACAATATCACCTAAGCCATTGTCTCGAAGCCATTTGATACCTTCACTCTTTTTGTCTGCTTTGAATGAGGCAAAAAACCTATCACCTACAGATAGTTCAGAACCATCTTTTAGTTTTACAGTTTTTAAATTTTGTTTCTCCATTATCTCTGGAATTACAAATTCAGAAATATATTTCTCTTGAGCTTTGAACTCTTTTAATTTTTGTTCTGTAGCTAACACTTGTGCGCTAACAGTTTTAAATTGTTCTATTGCTTCTGATAATTCATTTACATCAACGCTATCAGTTTGATCAGGTGCATCCTGTCTTAAATTTATAGTCATAATTTTACCTTTCGTAAAATGTATATATAGGATAATTCTAGTTTGTCAACTAGTTCTGAAAAATATTTATTTCTATTGGGTAGTATGTTTTTTCCTGTCTGTCCCATTTTAACAATTTATATTTGCCGTTAGTCATATCAGAAACTATTGAACATGTCACTCCAATAATTGCTGGATCACCAGACAATAATAAATAATCTTCTTCTGTAAAATTTTTTAATTTATCTCTAATTTGAAAAATTAAAGGACCAGGTGAAAAAATCATTTGCGCTCTTGCAGGAAGCATGACCGTAATCTCGCCATACTTTTGTGCACCCATTATATTATATTTGGGTTGACCGGTTTCTCTGTCGACAGGTATGTCCTGGACTAAATATACTTTGGGCATTGACTTTTTCCTTTTGTAATAATATATACACTTTTAGAAAGAAAAAGCAAATTATGAACTACAAATTTAAAACTAAGCCTTACGGCCATCAATTAGATGCATTAGAAGCATCATGGGATAAAGAAAATTTTGCGTACTTCATGGAAATGGGTACAGGTAAATCTAAAGTTTTATTAGACAACGCAGCAATTTTATATGACAAAGGTCTAATAAACGGTCTGTTATTAATTGCTCCCAAAGGTGTGTATAAGAATTGGTATGACTCAGAAATACCTACACACCTTCCAGACCACATAGCTAAAAAAATTGTGTTGTGGAAAACATCTGACAAATCTAAAAAACAACAAGATATATTAAACACATTATTTAAATCTGAAACTGATTTACATATTTTGATTATGAATGTTGAAGCTTTCTCATCAGGTAATGGAACACAATTTGCTAAAAAATTTTTATCGTGTCATAAATCAATGATTGCAATTGATGAGTCTACTACAATTAAAACACCTACATCAAATAGAACA